GATTACTTTTGTTGACGTGAACGAATCATGGCCAGGATGTCTTCGGCTTTCTGTGCTGGCTTTGGAGCAGCAACAGGTTCAGCAGCAAAAGATTTTTCTGCTGCGGCAACATCGTCGTCAAAGTCTGCAACAGGTGCAGGTGCTGTACGTGCCACAGGAACAGGAGAGTCTTCAGCGGCTGCACTGCCAGCAGGTGCGTTGACACCAGCAGGGCGGAAGTACTGACCCCAACGCTCTGTATCGTAAGGCTGTCCATCTACTGACGCTTCAAACATTTCCTTGATTACCTTGAGCTCAACTGCTCCGGGCTTCTTGGGCAAGAATGTGCTGAGATCATACAAGCCATGTGTGGCCACAGCGGCCTGTTCAGCTTCGGTCAGGGCGGATTCTTTGCGAGCCCACTTTGATGTGTTGTAGTCTGCATATCCACCTTTAGATGTTTTAGCAATGCGGAAATCCAGGCCACGCAACATGTCAGTTGGCAATTCTTCCAACTCAGGATCCATCAAGGCACCCTTGATCAAGGTAAACAACTGAGGTCCAATGATGAACTTGCGAATAGGATTGTCTGGTGTTTTGTCGTCGCCGATGGGATTCTCACGCACAAAGCCTTGAAAAATGTAACTGCGCTTTTTCCAGTACTTGCGACCCATGTCTTCAAGACTCTTGTCCTTGAACCATGTGCGTACTTCTGCCAAGATTGGGCAAGCATCGCCCCACATCTCAACGCATGGCACTTGCACCATGACTTGTTTACTATCCATCTCACCTTTGACGCCATTGAATGGCAGTCGAATCATTGCTCGCTCTGCCCAAAAGAATGTGTTTTTTGTGTTACCGTCCGGCAGGAAGCGGAGTACGGCTTCTTTGCCTTCTTCCATGTTCCAGTGAGGGTAAATTGATTTGTCGCCGCCGCCAGTGGATTGTCCACCTTTGTTGCTGTCTGCGGCCTGTAGCCGTGCTCGGATTTCTGCTAGTGATGCCATATTGTGTTGCCTTTCTTGTGCGTTAATATGATTTTAAAAATTTAAGATCTACTTAAATGCTGCCTACAAGTTATTATAACACAGCTTGTCTGTGTTTCCTACCACCAAAGGTAGCGAACTTTGCCTATCTAGTTGTTTACGGAAGGGCATGACACTACACGCCCTTCTTTGTTTTATTTATGTTATTTGAGAAAAGCCAGAGATTTTATTCTTGCCAGATCAGATTCATACATGCCTGTGTAATCCTCTTCATTAACCGGTGCTGCTGGTGCTGCTGGTGCTGGAGGAACCAGGCCACGGAACTGAGCAGTGCCCTGTGCAGTGAGTGGGTAGCCGCGTAGACCATCGCGTTCTTGTCCTGCTTTGTTATACCATTTACCGTCGGGTCCTTTTGTTAATGGTTCTTTTGTTTGATAATCCTTGGGAACAAATGGTTCAGATGGCGCTGCCGGTTCAGGTGCAGAAACAGTTTGGGCGCCGCCTGCTGCTCTTCTGGCCAACTCTGCCTTGGCCTGATCTTGACTAATCATCCAACGGCCTGGAGCGCCAGATGCTGCCTTTTGCAAGTAAGCATCGCCAAAACTTTCGCCTGCTTCAGATAGTTTAAGTGAAGCCAGAGATTTTATTCTTGCCAAATCAGATTCATACATGCCTGTGTCCGGATCTTCTTTTACAACACCCGGTTGCTGTGCTTGAAATGCTGCAAATTTTGTTGGGTTAACGCCGCGAGCCGCAGCAATTGCAGTGGTTGGCAGCAAGGCATTGGGATCAGCTTTGGGATCAGTAGGAGTTGCTGTTGTGGTACGAATACCTGTAACATGATCTTGTTCGGCACCAAACTTGCCAACACCCGAATCGTAACCTACTGTGGATTTGAGTGGGCGACCTTGTGCATCTACTTTGTTTGTGGCCTGTAAGGGCCCTTGTTGATAGTCTGTAGTTTTGGTACCATCAGCATGCTGTGTTTGTTGCACACCTGCAAGACGTGGACTCACGTTATCTTCTGCAACCGGAGCAGGTGCAGCTGGTGCAACAGGTGCAACAGGTGCAACAGGAGCAGAAGGAGGAGCTGCCGGTTCAGGTGCAGCGGCTGCTTCTAAATTTTGAGCCAGTTCAGCAATCTCAGTGAATTCATCTCGATTGCGATCAATCCAGGCCATGACCAAGGGAACAGCATCTGCGTCAGGATCTTCTTCGGCTAGTTCTTCCAGTTGATTAAACAAGTTGTCGTCGCCAATGTAGTCACCTAGCACATCTTTGGTATCAGACGCATCTGGACCAACTGGATGCGGTTCACTTAACCACAGTTTGAGCTGATCCATTTTTTCCGGAGTGTCTGGCAAAGCCCAGGGCTGACCTTCTACCAGGTTGGTTGCCCAGGATTCAAATATGTCTGCTTCTTTCATGATTTGTGCTTCCTGTTGTATTTTTGCCAGCATGGGCAAGGCTGATTCTATTCTGGGATCAATGCGTGTTTCTGTAAACAGGCCCTTGAGATCTTCCACCACCATGTCGGTTTCTGAAATCTCAGCTGGCTGCCAGGATTCAAAATACTGTGCGTACCCGCGATGGTGTGCAATGTTCTTGAGATTGCGATTGAGATTGTGATAGTATTCGTTGGTCTCTGTGATCAAGTCAGCGGCAGCACCTTCAAACACACGCCCTTGGTGTGCTCTGCGAAACTGACCCAGTGTGGTGATTTGACTCACTGTTTCACTGATGTGTTGTCCACGAAAATCATAAGGGTTGCCGCCTTGACGCACATGCTCCAGCATGGCTCGTCCACCCGACAACTTGCGGAATGGCAGTCTAAAGCGTTCGCCTAAGGCTGTTTCAATAAACAAACTTTCCACATAGCGGAAACGAGCATCGTTCTCGTCCAGCACCTTTGAATGTTTGATCATGAGTCTAGCTTCGGTTGCCAGGCCTGAGTAACTGACTCGACGTGTGCCATAAAAGCTCTCTGTTAGGGCTGCTTGTCCTGCAATAGCATACTTGAGCCGGCTCATGTTTTCCAAACTAAATCCACCACGCACCTTGCTGGTGCGGATGGCAAAATTTTTCAATTGTTCCAGAAAGCCTGAGTTATCAGTGTCTGGGTCGCCGTACCAGGCCAGTTTGTCTTCTGGATCCATGGTGCGGCCAAGATTGTCTCCAAAGTACACTGTCATGCCACCTGATTGATCCAGCAGGATCACCATGGTTCCGTAGTTCTTGCCAGTGGGACCAATCCAGTCAAAACTAAACATGTCTGCTTCGTTTGTGTCAGGTATGCCGCGACTGTTCACTGCTGGTTTACCAGTTTTGGTGCTGAGTGCGTTGACGTCAAAATCACGTGTGATTAACAGATCGTTGAGTTCGCTTGCGATTGAATTTTGTGCCATACGGTATTTACCTCAACGCACCATAGAAATGAACGGGAATGGCTCTATGATTTCTTCGCCATGATCCCGCATGTGTGAATCTAGTTCAGTATAAAAGCTCTGCAACACTGTGAGCATGCGTACAGCCAGGATTGTGGCCATGATCAAATCGTCTGTTTCGCCGGGTTTGGCAGCATAACTTGTGCCGTGTGCCACAAAGTTTTTGAACTCTGAAATCAAACTTTTGCTGTTCACTTTCATTCTGCCGGATTCCACAAGATTTTTTAGTTTGGCACAGGCACTCAGTTTGGATTTGTTTGTGGTGTTGAATCCCTTGCGTGTTCTACGTCCGTTCACGGCAGGACCCGATACATCACTCAGGAAGTAGCCTGGTATGTTTTCTTCTCCCCATTCTGCAATTGAAATAAGTGCTGCTTCTCCAATGGTGTTGTTTTCCACTGAGTAATAGATGCTTTTCTCGTCGCCCACAGTTTCATTTATGTGCCGGATCACATCTACCAGGATACGAATCTGTTCGGGAATTGGAGTTCGGTTGTGTCGCCATTCACCCACTTGTCGTGTGGTATTAGCTTCAAAGATTTGAATAGCAGCAGGATCGCCGCCTGTGCCTAGACTAGGGTCCAGTGCCACAACATACACTTGATCTTTTCTAATTGGCTCATACCAGCGGACCTGGCCAGTTTTGTACATGGGTTCAAGTCCGTCAAGATCCAGCAGTTTGGCAGGAGCAATCAGAGTCTCGTCATTGATGATAAATTCGCAGCCAATCTCACGGCGGAATCGATCATCGCCTAATTGTGCTCGCATGTTTTCGCCCCA